AGGATTGACCATGGCAACGATTGGTCTTGACAGACTGTATTACGCAAAGATCACAGAGGGCTCGGACGGCGAGGAAACCTATGGCGTCCCGGCGCCGCTGGCCAAGGCGATGACGGCAGAGCTGTCCATTGAACTGGCGGAGGCCGTGCTGTATGCCGATGACGGCGCGGCGGAGGTGATCAAGGACTTTAAGTCCGGCACGCTGTCTTTAGGCGTGGACGATATCGGCATCGAAGCCGCAAGTGACCTGACAGGCGCTGTGGCCGACGACAATGGCGTGCTCATCTCCGCCAGCGAGAACTCGGGCACGCCTGCGGCCATCGGCTTTCGGGCGATGAAGCCCGACGGCAAATACCGCTACTTCTGGCTGTACAAGGTGAAGTTCGGCATCCCGGCCACCAACCTGCAGACCAAGGGCGAGTCCATCACCTTTTCCACCCCCACCATTGAGGGGACGGTGCTGCGCCGCAACAAGCTGGACGGCATGGGCAAGCATCCCTGGAAGGCAGAGGCGACCGAGGGTGCTGCGGGTGTCGCGGCGGCAACCATCTCCGGGTGGTTTACTGAGGTCTATGAGCCGGTATACGCGCCGGATGGTGAGTAAGGCATGAAGGAGACAAGGCATATGGATACGGAACGGAGTGCTGCCATCCTGATCGGCGGACAGCCCTATGAACTGACGCTCACCACCCGTGCCACCAAGGAGATAGCACGCAGGTATGGCGGCTTGGAGAACCTGGGCGAGAAGCTCATGAAGTCAGAGAACTTCGAGATGGCGCTAGACGAAGTGGTGTGGCTCCTGACCCTGCTTGCCAACCAGGCAATTCTGGCGCGGAATCTGAGGAACAAGGACAAGCCCGAGCCCCTGCTGACGGAGGACGAGGTGGAGCTGCTCACCTCCCCGCTGGAGTTGGCAGGCTACAAGACGGCCATCACCGAGGCGATGTACAAGGGTACCAAGCGCAATGTGGAGAGCGAGGAAGAAGGCTCAAAAAACGCGGAGGTCGGGTAAGGGACGATGAAACCTTTACCCGACTTTACTACTATGGAACGGTTCAGATGTGCATGAGCGCGGACGAGTTCTGGCTGATGCCCATCGGGCTGTTTCTGGATCTATGGTGTTGTCACAAGCAGTTCCTCGGTATGGAGAAACCCAAGAGGAACTGGACAATTGATGATGTGATCCCGACAGGGCTATAATTATATTCATCAAATGATTTGCTCCTACTAAAAAAGACCTGCCTGTTCACGTTCTTGTCTTCTGGTTTATGTTCGAGTATACTTGCTTCATAAAAGTCAACAACTGAGGTGAAAACATGGAGTTTGAGGATGTATGGGCTAATATCGTTTGTCATGTAGGTGAAGAGTTCTATACAAAGACAGGGTTATCATTCATGTATAAAATGGTTGGCAACAATGTTGTACCGGATCGGACAAACTATCCTCTGTCCAAAGCCAACTTTGAGAAAGCTGCCCGGGTTGATCCGCTCGATGGCCCGGGGCAGATCAATGATTTGGTCAGAGGCCCTGCCTATGTTTATGCAATACTAACAGATAAACGAATACGTTAAACCTGGCTGCAAGCTGCCGCCAGATTCATAGTCCTTTCAGGAGCAATCGTAAGGTTGCTCCTTTTTTATGCCCAAAAGGAGGTGACACGGCATGGCAGATAACTTCGGGCTCAAGATCGGCATCGAGGGCGAGAAGGAGTTCAAGAAAGCACTTTCGGACATCAACCAGAGCTTCAAGGTGCTTGGTTCGGAAATGCAGCTGGTATCCAGCTCTTTTGACAAGAACGACAAGTCCGTCCAAGCCGCAGCCGCCCGCAACGCCGTCCTCAACAAGGAGATCGACGCCCAGAAAGATAAAATCACCACCCTTAAGGCGGCGCTGGACAACGCAGCCTCCTCCTTTGGCGAGAACGACCGCCGCACGCAGAACTGGCAGATCCAGCTGAACAAGGCGCAGGCCGAGCTCAACGGCATGGAGCGTGAGTTGGAAGAGTCTGCTGAGAGCGCGGACGAGCTGGGCGAGCAGATCACAGACTCAGGCGACGCTGCTGAAAAATCCGGCGGCAAGTTTGAAAAGCTGAGCGGCGTGCTCAGCGGCATCGGCAAGGCCATGGGCGCTGTCGCCATCGCAGCAGGTGCCGCCGCCATCAAGCTGGGCAAGGAAGTCGTCCAGCAGTTCGGCGAACTGGAACAGAACCTGGGCGGCAGCGAGGCTGTATTTGGCGAATACGCCGCGTCCATCCAGAAAACGGGCGAGGAAGCCTACAAGAACCTGGGCGTTTCTCAGTCGCAGTACTTGGCCACGGCCAACAAGATGGGCGCATTGTTCCAAGGCTCTGGCATCCAACAGCAGAAAAGCCTTGAACTGACCGAGAAAGCCATGCAGCGGGCGGCGGACATGGCCTCGGTCATGGGCATCGATATGCAGGTGGCGCTGGATTCCGTCGCGGGCGCCGCCAAGGGCAACTTCACCATGATGGACAACCTCGGCGTGTCCATGAACGCCACGTCCATCCAAGCCTATGCCGTCTCTAAGGGGCTGGACTTCGTGTGGGCTTCCGCTTCCCAAGCCGACAAGGCCGAGGTCGCCATGCAGATGTTCTTTGAAAACACCGAGCAGTACGCTGGCAACTTCGCAAGGGAGTCCACCCAGACCGTGACCGGCTCGCTGGGGCTGCTCCAGGCGGCGCTTGGCTCCTTCACAGCCGGGCTCGGCAACGCCGGCGCCGACATGACCAACCTGACGCAGAACCTGGTGGACGCTTTTGGCGCGGTGGTGGCGAACATTGTGCCGGTGCTGGAGAACATCGTCAGCGCGCTCCCTCCTGCCTTCGGTGCGATGCTGACAGCGATTGGCGATCTGCTTCCCCTGTTGCTGGAAACAGTCACGAGCCTGTTCACGCAGGTGCTTGAGACGATCCTGAGCCTACTGCCTTCCCTGATCCCCGCTGCCGTGAGCGCCATCATGACCATCACTGGCGCCCTGATTGACAACCTGCCCCTGCTGGTCGCCGCCGCTGTGCAGCTGGTGAACACGCTGGTATCGGGCATAGGGGCCGCCCTGCCCTCCCTGGTCCCCGCAGCGGTGACAGCGGTCATGACCATCGTACAGGGCCTGCTCGAACAGCTGCCCCAGATGCTGGACGCGGCGCTTCAATTAATCCTCGGTTTGGCGCAGGGTCTCCTGGACGCCATCCCGCGCCTGATTGCTGCCATGCCGGCCATCATCACGGCATTGGTCAATTTCTTCATCAAGGCCATCCCCCAGATCATCGAGGCGGGCATCAAGCTGCTGAGCTCCCTGGTGACGGCATTACCAATCATCATCACGGCGGTGGTGGAGGCGATTCCTCAGATCATCGACAGCATCATCGACGCGGTCATCGGCGCCATCCCGCTCATCATCGATGCGGGCATGAAGCTGCTTGTATCACTCATCCAAGCCCTGCCGCAGATCATCACCACCGTGGTCACGGCCATCCCGCAGATCGTCGGCAGCCTGGTGGAGGCCATCATCGGGAACATCGACCGGATCATCCTGGCAGGCGTCCAGTTGTTCACTGCCCTGATCCAAAACCTCCCGGCCATCATCGTGGAGATCGTCAAGGCAGTGCCCCAGATCATTGCGGGGATTGTCAGCGCCTTCACAGGCTCTATCGGCGAGATTGCCAAGGTGGGCACGAACCTGATCCAGGGCTTGTGGCAGGGCATCAGCGACGCGGGCGCCTGGCTCAGGGACAAAATTTCAGGCTTCTTCGGCGGCGTGGTTGACAGCATCAAGAACTTCTTCGGCATCCGCTCGCCCTCTACGCTCTTTGCCGGGCTGGGCTTCAACATGGGCGAGGGCATCGGCGTGGGCTTTGAGAAGGCCATGGACGGCGTGGCCCGGGATATGCAAAACGCCATCCCCACCGGCTTTGACATGAATGTCGGTATGCGCGGATACGGGGACAGCCCAACGAGCGCCGGGAGCACCATCATGCAGAACATCTCCGTGGTGTCGCCCAAGGCCCTGTCCGAGAAGGAACTGGCGCGGGAGTTTCGGAACCTGTCCCGCAAGCTGGCGCTGGAATACTAAGGAGGGGCATATTTTGAAATGGAGTATAGAGGAGGGAGCATCATCGTGGAACTAAGCTACATCAACACAAGCGGTGAGCGCCTCAGCCTCAGGCAGTCGCGCCCTTTTTTCCTGACACGGATAGACGGCACAGGCCGGGTGAGGCAGACCGTGAATACCTTCAAAGCGCCGGACCAGGATGGCGCCTTTTTTATCTCCTCCGCCCTGGACATGCGCAACATCACGCTGGAAGGCACAGTCGTTGCCGCCAGCGTGGACGAGGCCTACGCGCTTCGCAAGCGCTTCCTCCGCGTCTTCACGCCTAAGCAGCAGGGCCTGCTGGTCTACCGCAATCGGCAGATCGCCTGTGTGGTGGAAGAAGCGGGCTTCAGTGCTTCCTCCCGTGAGCGGGCGCCTAACTTCTTCATCAGCCTGCTGTGCCCTTCGCCCTTCTTTGAAGCCTTGACTGACATCCGGCAAGAACTGGCCATGTGGTCGCCGCTGCTGTCCTTCCCGCTGGAGATACCGGAGGGCGGGCTCATGTTCGCCCGGCGCCAGCCCAGCCAGATCATCACCGTGGACAATGTCGGCGACGTGGCCTGCGGCTGCCACATCGTCTTCCTGGCCTTGGGCGGCGTGAGCAAGCCCGAGCTTATGAACCTGGACAGCGGCGAGGCGCTGCGCCTGAACACCACCATGACGGCGGGCGAGGAGCTGCATGTCCATACCCACTTTGCAGGCAAGCAGGTGACGCGAATTGTTGGGCAGGAGGAAAGCAATGCCTTCTCCCTGCTGGACACCAGCTCGGTCTTCCTGCAGCTGGCACCCGGCCGGAACCTGCTGCGCTACAACGCGGAGGCGAACCTCGACCTGCTGGAAGTCAGCATCTACTACCGACCCATGTACCTGGGGGTGTGAGCGTGGAAATCTACATCTACAACAATGAGCGTCTGCTGGCTGGTGTGGTGGAGTCCTTTGAGTACCTGCGCTGGACGCGGCGCTATGCCCGCTGCGGTGCTTTTGAGATGAAGGCGATTGCGACACCGGAGAATCTCGCCTTATTGCAGACTGGAAACCACCTGTGGAAGAACGACGATGAGGAGATCGGAGTCATCGAGCAGGTGGAGTTGGAGCAGGCAGACAGAGAAACCGTCACGGTGAGCGGCCGTTTTGCGACTTCCTTGCTATCTCGGCGCATCGTCTGGGGCACGGAGACGCTGTCGGGCGATCTGTCAGCCTGTGTCGCGCTGCTCATGAACCATCATCTCATCACACCAACGGATTCTTCACGGCACATGGCGGGAATCGCTTTCTCCTCCCCGGCCATGGGGGTATCGGTCAACACCCAGGTGTCCTACAAGAACCTCATGGACACCGTCACGGGGCTGTGTGAAGCCTCCGACCGGGGCATCAAGACCATCTTCTCGCCCGGGGATGGCTTGCTGACAGTGACCCTATACACCGGTGTGGTTTCTCAGGCCGTGTTCTCCCATGAGTACGAGAACCTAACAGAGCAGAGCTACATCCACAGCAACCTGGGCTATGCCAACACCGCGCTCATCGGCGGCGAGGGAGAGGGTGCTTCCCGTGTCATGGCAGCCATCACAGGCGGCACAGGCGAAGCCCGGCGAGAGGTCTTTGTAGACGCCAAGGACTTGAGGCAGGAGGACTTCGGAACGGGCTACCAGGACGCACTCCTCTACCGGGGACAGAGCAAGCTATCAACGCTCTCTGTACTCAGCGCCTTTGACGCGGAGGTGAACCCGCACGGGAACCTGCGCTACAAAGCGGACTTTGACTTAGGCCAGGTCGTGACGGTGCTCTCCCGCAAATGGGGCGTCACCCTCACGACGCGCATTACCGAGGTGAACGAGACCTACGACGAAGGCGGCCTGTCTTTGGGGCTGGTCTTCGGCAAGGGCGCTCTCACCCTCATCGACAAACTGAAAGGAGGCTGACCCCATGGAAAAGAGCGGATTCTTCAACTCATCCGGCGGTGACCGGCTCTATGACGCTGCAGACTTCGCGGGCTACTTCAGCAAGCTGGTCACGAGCGGCATCTTTTATACTGCGGCAAGCAACCTGCAGGTAACGCCCGGCAGCGGCATGTCGCTGAGCGTCGCCGCAGGCAGCGCTTGGATCAGGGGCTATGCCTATGAGAACACGGACGCGCTGCAGTTGAACCTGAGCACTGCCGATGGCGTGAAGCCTCGCCTTGACCGCGTGGTGCTGCGCCTGAGCGCAGCGGAGCGCGCCGTCTATCTGGCGGTGCTCACCGGGACACCCTCGGATAATCCCGCAGCGCCTGCCCTCACCCGTACCAACGATACCTATGAGCTGGGCTTGGCGGAAATCCTCATCCCCAAAGGCGTGGTATCTGTCGTTGCGCAGAACATCACGGACACAAGGCTGAACCAGGCGCTTTGCGGCTTGGTGAACTCGCTTGTGAGCGCTGTCTATGAGTGAAGGGATGGACAACAAGGCTATGTGTAAGGGGGTGAGTATATGCCGACATTGACCTACAGCCTCAGCAGCTTTACAAAGACCAACACGGACATGAAGGCCGACACGACCTTCACGGCCTATGCCTCCGGCACGCCTGTCTACAACGCCACCATCTCCTCGGGCTCTTTGTACCTCAGCAGCATGAAGACTTATTCCGGTTACTGCTACCTGACCTTCGTGCTGGGTTCGGGCTCCGGCACGACCGCCAACTTCCTGTCCAATCAGACCGTACACGGCGAGACGGTCACGCTCACCGGATACTCAGCGGGGCTTTTAACCGCAGGCAGCGGCACCATCACCTTCACCGTCAGGCGCTCCAACACAGGCACCGGCAACCTGCTCAACATCCGGGACGGCTTGAGCGGCACGCTGACGCTCAACTATACGCTCAACACCACGGCCTGCGGGGCACCCACTGCCTGTTCGGTCAACAGCACGCTGTCCGAGGGCAATGTCAGCCTGTCCTGGAGCGGCGCTTCAGGCGGCATCAACAATGCTATTTCTTCCTATGAAATACAGTACAGCGATTCCGCCAACGGCACGACCTGGGGGGCTTGGACGGCACTGACCACGGTCACGACCAGCGCCACCAGCGGAAGCGTGTCCGTCGCTCCTCCCGCTACACGCGGGAGCTACCGGCGCTTCCAGGTGCGCACACGCGGCACCGCCGGGTCCGGCTATTACTCCGGCTGGAAGGTGTCCACCAACTCCGTGCGCAGGAATACCCAGCCCGGCGCACCGACCTCTGTTTCCGCCAGCCCCGCTGTGTACAGCACAGAGGCGATCTCGCTTGTCTGGAGCGGCGCTTCAGGCGGCACCAGCGCCATCAAGGGCTACACCATCACCAGCCGTACTTCTACGGATAACGTGAACTGGGGCGGGTGGGCGACCTTGACCACCCTGTCGCTGACAGCAGGCAGTGGGAGCTACACACCCACTGTGTCCCGAGTGATCGGTACCTACACACAGTTTGGTGTCGCGACCATTGACGCGCTGGATGTGGCTTCCGCAGTCAAGACCAGCGCCAGCATCCTCTGCTCGATCACTCCCTGCGGGCTGCCCTCCGTCTTTGCACTAAGCGCAACACTGTCCGAGGGCGCTGTGACGCTGTCCTGGAGCGGCGCGTCCAACGGCGCAGGCAACACCATCTTCGCCTATGAAATCCAGTACAGCGATTCGCCGGACGCTTCCTCCTGGGGCACATGGACGGCACTGTCTGTCCTTAGCAGCAGCGCTACCAGCGGCAGCCTGAGCGTCAACCCGTCCGCGACGCCGGGCGTGTACCGCCGCTTCCGGCTGCGCATCCGGGGTACTGCCGGGGAAGCCTTCTACTCGGCATGGCTGGTATCAAGCAATACCCTTCGGCGCAATGTCCCGCCGACAGCGCCCACGGCCTTCACCGCTGCGCCTGCCGTGTACGACACAGAGCAGGTCACGCTCACCTGGAGCGGCGCCGTCGCGGGGACAAGTGCCATCAAGCAGGCGGTCATCCAGCAGGCGACCTCAGCAGACGGGGCCTCCTGGAGCGCTTACACGGCCCTTGTCACGCTGACGACCAGCGCCACCTCGGGCAGCTACACGCCAGCGGTCTCTACAGTCCCCGGCATGTCCACGCGCTATCGGCTGAGCCTGACGGATACCTTAAGCGCCGTCTCCGGCTATGCCCTCAGCAACATCATCCGCAAGGCCAGCCCACCGACAGCGCCGGTGATCACGGCACCCAAGGCAGGCGACGTGACCTACGGCACACAGCCCAGGTTCCTCATCACGACCGGAGCCAGGCTGGGCAGCGACACGCAGAAGGTTTGCGTCAGGATAGGCGCTGCGGCATGGGAGGACAGCGTGGCAAATCCCACCCGCTTTTCCTCGGCTGGGCATCTGGCCAACGGTGCTCCCACGGTGTACAGCCCCGAGCCGCTTGCTCCCGGTGCATACAGCGTCGCCTTCCGCTGTATAGATAGCGTGTCCGGCGCCATCGGCCCGGAGGTGGTCCGGGCGTTCACGGTGCTGCCCTCGCCTTTTGAGAATATCCAAGCCGATGTAAGCAGGGTGAAGGCATCCCACATCCAAGACCAACGCATGGCTTTGAACACCATCCGGGCTTACTATAGCCTGAGCGCCGTGAAGTGGGCAGAGGAGGTGGCCGCAGGCAAGACGCAGGTGAAGAACTGGCCCTTCCATGTGCTGGAGCTTCGGCGCAGCCTTGAGCAGGTGATTGATGTCATCAACGGCTTTGACACTGCTGGCAGCAATAAGATAACGGCGCCGCTCTGGCTATCCATTGAGACAGGCCGCCCCAAGGCCAGCGTGATGCTGCAGCTGCAGGAGGCTATCCTCAGTTTATAAACCATATCCCCGGCATGCGCCTCTGTGAAAGCAGGGGCGCTTTTTCAACCATCAAAACAACAGGAGGGTTCATCCATGAAGAACATTTGGTCTACGATTCAGGCAGGCATCACCGCACTGGGCGCGTTCCTGGGCTGGTTTCTCGGCGGTTTGGACGGTTTTCTCTATGCCTTGGTTGCCTTTGTGGTTCTTGATTATGTGACCGGCGTCATGTGCGCCATCGTTGACAAAACGCTGTCCAGCGACATTGGTGCCAAGGGCATCTTCAAGAAGGTGCTGATTTTTGTGCTGGTCGGCGTGGGGCATATCCTTGACACGCAGGCGCTGGGAGGCGCGGGCACGGTGCGCACGGCGGTCATCTTCTTTTATCTGAGCAACGAAGGGGTCTCCATCCTGGAGAACACCGCCCACCTTGGCTTGCCCATCCCCGACAAACTCAGGGGCATTCTGGAGCAGCTGAACGACAAGGATGAGGACGGTGAGGACGCGTGAACCTGAAGACGCTCATCTTCGTGAACAATCCTTGCTATAAAGCGGGGAGAAGCATTGTGCCCAAGGGCATCATGGTGCACTCCACAGGAGCGAACAACCCGACGCTCAAGCGCTATGTGGGACCTGATGATGGCCTGCTGGGCAAGAACCTGTATGGCAATCACTGGAACCAGGATAAGCCGGGGATGCGTCAGGTTTGCGTGCACGCTTTCATTGGGAAGCTGGCTGATGGCAGTATTGCCACCTACCAGACCCTTCCGTGGAACCACAGGGGCTGGCACAGCGCAAGGGGTGCCAAGGGCACCGCGAACGACACGCATATCTCCTTTGAGATTTGTGAGGATGGACTGACGGATGCCGCCTACTTCAGCGCCGTGTACAGGGAGACGGCCGAACTCTGCGCCTTCCTCTGCAAGCAGTACAGCCTTGATCCAAGCAAGGATGGTGTCCTGATCGGGCACTATGAGGGCTACCGGCGGGGCATCGCCAACAACCACGCCGACCCCGGACATTGGTTCCCGAGGTTCGGTAAGTCCATGGACAGTTTCCGGGCTGATGTCAAGGCCTTGATCGCGGGAGGTGAACTGCCCGAACAGGTGAGGCCGACAGCGCCTGAAGAGCAGACGCCTGCGTCAGATCCTGCAACACCCGCGCCTGAAGAGCCCAAGAAGCTGTATCGCGTCCAAGTTGGTGCCTACTCCGTCAAGGCAAATGCGGAAGGCATGCTTGCGAAGGTCAAGGCGGCGGGGTTTGGGGATGCATACATCAAAACAGAATGACCCGCTTACGGCGGTACGCAAACGCCCCTCTCCTGTCTGTAGACGGTAGAGGGGCACTTTTTATTTCCCCTCCGAAACGGAGGAAAACATATGACTACTGCTCAAAAACAGCGGATTGAATACTTACGCGGCAAAGGTAACAGCTACGCCGCTATCGCCGATGATCTCGGCATTTCAGAAAACACCGTCAAGTCCTACTGCCGCCGAAATAACATCGGCGTTGCGATAAAGCAAAAACGACCCGTGGCTACTGACACTTGTGCCAACTGTGGCTGCCCGCTCAGTCAAACTCCGAGAGCAAAGCAGAAACGCTTCTGCTCCGACAAGTGCCGCATGGCGTGGTGGGCGAAACACCCTGAAGCCGTGAATCGAAGAGCCGTCTATCATTTCGTATGCCCTACCTGTGGTGCAGAGTTTGAAAGCTACGGCAACGCACGTCGTCGATACTGTTCTCGCACCTGTTTTGGGCTGTCGCGGAGGGCTTCACAATGAGCAAAGATGAAGCGATCCTCCGCTATAAGTCATCAATGGCGGTATTCAAAAACTGGCTCTCTGAGGGTGCGATTTCTGACGACGACCTGCTGGCAATAGACACGATGCTCGCCCAAAAGTACGGTTTATCCTCGTGCAGTATATTCCTCGAAAATGACTTGCTATGTAAGGAAAACAGAGTGATATATGGTAGTGCGAAAGGAGGCCATTATGGGCAGAAAGATAACGAAAATTGAACAAACGGCGCAGTTGCCAACCAGACAACGGGTCGCAGCCTACGCCCGTGTTTCCTGCGGAAAGGATGAAATGCTCCACTCCCTTGCCGCTCAGGTAAGCTATTACAGCAATCTGATACAGGGCAAGCCCGAATGGGAGTATGTCGGCGTATATGCCGACGAAGCGGAAACCGGCACAAAGGATTCAAGACCTGAATACCAGCGACTGCTTGCCGATTGCAGGGCGGGACGCATTGACCTCGTTCTCACTAAGTCAATCAGTCGCTTTGCGAGGAATACGGTAACGCTACTTGAAACTGTACGGGAACTCAAAGACCTCGGTGTCGGCGTATATTTTGAGGAGCAGAACCTACACTCGCTTTCAGGCGATGGAGAGTTAATGCTCACCATCCTCGCAAGCTACGCACAGGAGGAGAGCCGCTCGGCCAGCGAAAACCAGAAGTGGCGTATCAGAAAGGACTTCAAGGAGGGCAAGCCCTCCAACAACATCCGCATTTATGGTTTTGATTATAAGGATTTTAAGTTAACCATTATTCCCGAAGAAGCCGAAATCGTGCGGATGATATTCGCCGACTACTTATCGGGGCTTGGGAGGAATGCCATTATGAAAAAACTCATAAAACTCGGTGTTCCCACCAAGTGCGGCGGTCGGTGGTCGGAAAGCACCGTGGGGTCAATTCTCAAGAATGAAAAATTCATCGGTGATACTTGCTTGCAAAAAGGCTTTTTCACCGACCACCTCACCAAACAATGGAAGTCAAACAGAGGCGAGCTGCCGAAATATTATGTCGAAGGCTCACATGAGTGCTGCCCAAAGGTAAATACAAATGCACCCCCACAGAAAGCCCGTATTTTCGGCATTTCTTGGGATTATGACGTTGCACACCCCTCCTCGGATCGTCCGTTCTGACAGCAAAAAAAGGCTGAAGCGACTGTTTTCCGACGCTTGAAATGCACCCTCTGGCGATCCCCGTGAAATAATATAATGGGAAGAAACGGCTTCCTGCTGGCATAGAAATGTATGCCGGCGGGGAGCCGTCTTTTTTTGTCCATTTTACCAAGCCCGATTTGTGCATATGGTAGAACATCAGATTTATCGCGGACAGGCCTTTACTTTCAGGCCAAAAAGAGTGATGTATAGGACACCGCCGGTGAGGCAGAAACGCCTGCCCAGCCGAGCGGAATAAAACACAGGAGGATCATGAACATGAAGATTCTGGGAGAACGGAAGGCTGCCGCTGCAAGGCTGGTAGAATTGACAGGGGCGCAGGCTGTATACACGAAAATGCCGCGTTGCGCATATGAAGTTGGGCCATTCGCCATTGAGCGAGACGGAAGCGTCACGATGTCTGAAAGCACCGACCTAGCTCCGTTGCGCACGTTGGCGCTGGAAGGGCTTCTGGAGGGCTGGGAGGAACCGGCAAAGGAAACGGCGAAGGTCACCGCAGAAGTTATCGCAGAGGCGATAGACGCGCCTGCGGAGGAAACCGCGCTTGACGCCCTGACAATCAGCCTTCCGCTGGCCGGACATACTGCCAACAGCCTACGCAACCTTGTGAGCATGATTTACAGCCGAGGACAGCTTCTTTCCAAAGAAACGGGCGGAAATTTCGGTT